CTAATCGAGCAACTTTGACTTGATTCATACATAATGCAACTTGCCAAGGTTCTACGGTAATACCTAAAACTACACTCCAAAGCTTTGCAATGCGGTCGTGGTTCTCTTGTGGAGTTCCATAATCTGTTTGTCTATCGTTATAAATTAAATGTGTTGCTTCGTCTAAGATCTCTTTGCGATTCATTAGTCTAACCAAACTTGATAACAAGCAGTGACACGACCTCGTTCGGGATCAATGAAGTGGAGTCTTTGAGAAGGAACACCTGAGGCGGCCATAGAGTCGCGCGCGTACCTATTATCGGACTCCGTTGAACCGGTCCAATATACTGATCCAAGACCATCTGATAACGGTTCTTGTGCATGACGATGGTAATGACCCAAGTATATGTCTTGAAAGTTCCAGTCGTAAGCTCCAGCTTTCCATCTGTTTCCTGCTGCTTGCCATCCGGCCGGAGAAGCAAAACCAGATCTACCAACTTCATCGCCATGCATAAGAAGAGCTCGATAGTTGCCAATCTCAATGCGCTGAATATCTTCAACACCATGGCGTGGATCCCATGTCAGTCTTTTAGCAGTCGCTTCTTCAGAACATAGTAACTGACGAGCCAACTCATAACACATACGGTCAAAATTATCAGACTTCGGTACGTCCGCTCTTTTGTTTCCGATTCGGCCATGATTTCCCCATTCTGCAATAACAGTCACGTGGTTATAAACTGCTAATGCTTGTCGTACAACATCTACAATTAAACGACTAACTGTTATGTATTGGTCATATAAACTAAGATCTATTTCCCACAATTGAGCAGGATAGTTAAAAAGACCTTCGACCATATCTCCGCCAAAGCAGATTACAACATCATTGACTGGATGGTCTTGTCTTTGTATTTCAGTAATTTTAGTTGCTTTGATTGTAAAGTCCATAACTCTAGTTCTCATAATTTCTGAGTTATAACTAGGAGTTACTTTTGCTCCTTGCCAATCGGTAAGATGCCACAAAGCAACTTCTGCTCTTTTGCGGCGTTTATCTATCTTTGGACCTTCTATTGGCTTCATTGGACCTAAAGCCAAAGTTGCATCTTTACATGCTTGGATTGTTGCTTCTACTAATTCTTCTGTCCGTTGTTTTGCTTTGGACAATTCTTTTTGAGTTCTGACAAGTGTCTGACGCAATTCTGCAACTGATTCATCTACTTCAATTTGTAGTTTTTTTGCGTCATCAGACAGAGTCATAAATTCCTAAAACACGGGCATTGTTTTTTTCTATGGACAGTAACTGCAGTATTTCCTACTTGGAAATTATGTGCTCTTAAAAGATTCACAATTTGCATGATAGTAACTTTTGATTCAATTAACTTTTCTAAGGCTTCAGCATCGGATGGAAGTAGTTCAGACTTTATTTTTCCAACCACACAGAGTACTTTACCGTGATTGTTCAAAAGATCTTGTATAGCTTTTGATAAGTCCCCCGAGCTCATCATTAGTTACTTCCTAATCCGTATTCTTTTTCTTTTGGATCAATTGCTTTTACAACTGGAGCAATGATAGATCCAAGTAGTACTGCATACTCAGGACGCATATCTGCTACAATTGCAAGAATTACAGTAATACCTGATGCTGCGACTGCTCTTAGGTAAGATTTAATTGCTGCTTTGTGCTTTGGCTTAAGTTTCATGACACTCCTTTAGTTCTTTGGACGTGCAATTGCCATAATTGTATCGTACTTTCTGCGTTTTAGATAGAACCCATCACCATTGGATTGACTACCTGTTTTATTGTCCGACGTATTACCTTCCCATACATTTACGTATTTTAAGGTCGTATTGTGATACTGGACAATTCCTACATGATCTGGTTGAGCATCTGCATCAAACTGGAAAAATACAAGATCTCCACGTTTTGCTTGACCAATCGGTATTAACTGATTGTTTTTTGTTAAATACTTAAGCCATTCATCGCATGAAGCATAGCCTTTTGGTTTGCTTTTTGGTGCAACTTTATCTATTAAACCTGCTTCGTGGTAAACTTTTGATGCTGCCATTGCACACCATGGCTGGTTATTAAGTCCAAACCACTTGCCGAAAACTGTATCGTTGTTTTTGCCTTCGGTATAACCGATATAACTATCTGCTATTTCTTTTAGGTTTTTCACTTTTGCCCCTATCAGTTAGCATTGCTATTACTAACTCCATTTGTGTTTCTAATCTAGTCACAGAGTCTTTTAGACTAGATCCACCATTTGGTTTTAATTCATTTAGGAAATGTTTTACGAGCCATCTTACGGCCATGACAAACGAACCTAGTATTGATATGACCGCAAGTATTAGTGCAGCCCAGTCATTCACGGTCATTCTTCTCCTTGAGTGCTTTTTCGAGGTCCCCCACTCTAGCCGTCAACATTGCTTTGTCTAGAGCTAGCAGACCGATCTGCTCTCTTAGTACAGCAATAACAACATTGATGTCTAGTTCTGTTTTGTCGTCCATTTTATCCCCCTTTATTTTAACAATTTTACAAAAATTATTGGCAAATCAGGGTGCAACGGTTGTGCAACCAATTTTGCTTGATCTTTGTCTTCGGCTTGTACTTTTTCTTCGACTAGTATTCCATCGTCGTTAAAACCAACTAAATAATTATTCATTATTACCCTCAAGTATTTCTACTCTTGCATAAAGATCTTGAATCAAAGCAAGTAAACCTGGGACAATATATCTGTCATTCCATGATTCAATAATTCCTTCAACCTGATCAGCAGCTACAGAATATTCTGTAGCGACTTCTTCAGCAATAAAACCAGGTAGTAATGAACCAGATCTATCATCTGCAGAGTCTAAGTAATCGGATTTGTATCTAAAAGCTCTAACAGGTAAATTAAGTAATTTTTTTGGATCTAAGTCTGCAATTGTGCGAATGTCAACAATATTTTCTTTATAGCGTTGACTTGAAGCGGTACTACGGCGAGTAAGACCAGTAGTACTTGACATCCATGTGTTTGCAGCATTAGTTGTTGTTGTAGTGTCTTGATTGTAAAAATTATCTGGTGAATACAAATCACCTTTTGCTACAACGCCAAGCGAACTACATTGTAGATATTTGGTTGCACTATAAGCAATTCTTGCATCGCCTGACGATACATAAGCATTTGGATAAGTAGTAACGGCTGGATTAAAAGTCGCGCCATAGTGCATTACAATACCATCAACTGAAGCTGGACCAATATGTCCAACTGTAGTACTTGATTCTGTAAATGAAATTGAGTTTGTAGAAGCTGATACAGTTACTCGTCTAGCACCTGATGACGTACGAAGCGTAAAAGCAGTTAATGTTCCTGCAGTTAGTCGATCCACAGTAATAGATCCAGCTGCAATCTCGGCTGCGGTAATAGTATCTGCTGCAATTTCAGCGGCAGTGATTGTGCCACCAGCAATTTGATCTGCGGTAATTGTAGCTGTAGCAATATTACTTGCAGTAATTGTTGATGCAGCTATTTTTGCACCAGTAATTGTCGCTGCAGCAATATTTACAGCTTGAATTGTACCGGTTGCAATTTGAGCGGATTCAATTGTTCCAGCAACAAGTTTTGCTCCGGTAATTGTAGCTGCTTCAATACGAGCTGCTGCCAAGAAACCAGTTGAAATATTGCCAGCATTAATGTTTGAAACTGTGATAACAGATGCATCAATTGTACCAGCTGTTAATTTTGTGGCAGAAAGACTAGCAATTGCATTGTTTCCAATAGAAAAAGCAGAAAACGCACCACTTGTGTACCTATAAAACTTATTATCGTCATCTGTATCAAACCAAAGATCACCTTCACTAAAAGGACCTGTAGTCGGCATAGTTGTTTGTCGATAAATCTTATTTTTTCCGTCAGCAGTTGTTTGCGCTGCATTAGCTGCCGCTGTCGCTGCCGCTGCCGCAGATTGTGCCGCTGCCGCGCCTGCTGCCGCTGCTGCTGCTGCTGTTTCTGCTGCTGCAATTCCAAGATCTTGTACAGAAACCCAAGCAGTGCCAGTCCAATAATATTGTTTGTTTCCATCATCTGTATCAAACCAAACATCGCCTTCAGTTAATGGATAAACAGATCCATCTGGTGCTGTTGCTTGGCGGTAAATATGGTTTTTGCCATTAACTGCGGTTTCAATAGTATTGATTTCTGTTTGAAGTTCGTCAGTCTCTTCTGTTGTTGCAGCAACAATAGGAATGATAGAAGTTTGAGTCATTCCAGTTGTAGTAACTGTAATTGGAGTGATTGTGATTTGCGGACAAAGTGGCATTATTTCCCCTAAATCGTAATCGTGTAAGGATCTACTACAGATGTAAAGTAACTAACTCTCCAATTATCTGCGGTAATTGAATGTGCTAATCCTTCTACAACACAGTTAATTGTAATATTTCGTCCATCATAAGTTAAACGTTTTACTTGGACAAGATCATTTAGTTCTGTTTCGAGCATATCGGTTGCAAGAACACCAATATTTATTGCGGTAAAATCTATTTGTTCAGCTAAGACAACTGCATCAGCATCTTTTCTAGCTGCATATAAAGCAAGATTTGCAGCACTTGCATCATTAAAAATAGGTGCGTCAAGTTTTTTAGACTTAAGTCCATATGTAGAAACACTAGCAGTATATTTTGCAGTCTTTTGAGTCTTCTTTGGTCCTCTAAATACTATTGCCTCATTGTAGACGTAATCAGTTCCAGGATTTGTAATGATACCGTCGTATCCAACACTATTTGCATCACCTTGGTCACTAAATAGTAATCTAGTTGGACGACTAAACTTATCGGCTAATGGTACAAGTGTTGCAACTCCTGATCGACTTACATAGAATCGTCCACCGACACAGTTAGCGCATTGTTCTAACATTTCAAGACAACTCATATTTTGTTTTGTCTTTTGCATAACTGTTGTTCCGGTAAGACTGCGTCCACCAGTCCATTCAGCAAGATCAAGTGCTCTAGTTGCTCGAGCAGAAGCTGTTTCTTGAAATTGACTTGTTGCTAATGCTGGAGCAATTGCCTTGGCAATTTGCGCCAAACCGTCTACAAATGTCAATGAAACAGTTGGATAAATACCTTGGTTTACTTCATTGTTTTCTAAGTAACCTGTAAAAAAAGTTATGCCATTGCCTTGAATTCTTACTTGCATTCCTGCAATTAAAATTCCATACCA